ATGTTGTTGCACCTGAACCAGTTTCATTAGTAGGCATTGTAATTGTAATAGTAGTGGGTGTAGGCACACTAGTTATCATAAATTTTTTATCATTGAAATCTGCAGCACTATAATTAGAATTTGTAATCGTACTAAAGTCACTAAATAAAATAATATCTGAAACTTGAAAAGTATGTGTTCCTGGAAAAGTTATTGTAACTGTTGGTGATCCATTGGTCGTACTAAATGCACTTGTAATAGCTGTACCTGTTGGATTAACTAAAGGGTGAATGTCATAATAAACTCCACCAGAATAAACATATAAAATTTTATTAGTGCCTATTGCTGAAAATTTAATTGAAGCTCTATTAACAAAATGATGTAAACCTCTAGCAGAACCTGTAAGTTTTGATTCACCTAATTGATTCCAACCTCCTATTTTTTCAGGAGTACCATATCTAAAACGTACGTTCTCACCCTCTACCCATTGACTTTCAGCTCCGGTGTCTGTGACTTGTTTATTGAATCCTGGTAAAAATCCTAGTTTTTGTAGCATAAATTAATCCCTAGTTTAAAATATACTAGATTCCTAGTTATATCAACATTTGTTATCTACAGGAGATTAATACTAAGCTGTGTATGATTTACCAGCAGAGATAGCAGAATTAACAGCAGTCATGTCTTCAGTAGTCCAAAAATCTTTAGCAACCATGATCTCTAAATGTTCAACATTTCTGTCAACAGCTGATTGTCTATCTTCAGCTAATTCATTAGCCATTTTAGATTTATCAATGATGCTATTGATTAATTCAACACTGTGTCCCATAGCTGTGTAATCTTGTGCTATATCTTCTGCAGTTTTTACGTCTTCAATCATAATATTTTCTCCTTATTTTGTTGCGCATGCAACGGGTTTAGTTGTATCAAGTTTTTTAAATTCATCAAGAATTATTTTTGGTTCTACCATATTGTTTCTAGGATCGCTATCGTTATATCTACCTTCATCCCAGTCATTTCCCATGTGAAACTGTAGGTTTTTATTGTGTGAATAGCCAAATTGTGTCCAACGTGTGCTTCCCCAAACAACTACACCAGCTTTATTTGCTGATGGTGAGAAGTGTTGTAAGCAACTATCTATAGCTACAAAGCCTTCTGCGTTTTTTAACATTTCATGTAGCTGTGTCCAATGTAAATCACATCTAATAGTATCATTATAATGTGGCTCGTTAGGTAAAACACAATTAATAATAGTAGTGTCTTTATATTCTTCTCTTAACATATTGACTACTTGTTGAGCAAGGTATGGTTGATAGTTTCTATTCGGATTAATGTTTGTGTATTGGTTATTAGCATTAAAACCCATTTGAGGTTGACCACCAGAAAATTGAATCATTATGTATTTACCAATCTCATTCTTGGTTAGCCACTCTTTAACACTATCTTTATGATGTTCTGTATATAATTTACCAGTCATAGACTTATCATATTCAACACCATGATGTTCACAGTAGCTTTCAATGATATGTTGTTTGCCAAATTGAAAATTAGATTTGTATGGCTCACAATAAAAAATATTATCAGATGCCATTATCCTAGCGTCTTGCAATAAAAGTGTTTGTTCTAAAACTAATTTGACATCTGGGTTACTTGCAAAGCAACCAATGTAAGGTGTGTATATTTGAACTTCTGATTTCTTTTTTAGCTTTGGTATCAATGCACTAAACGCAGTACACTTACCCACTCCGCCTTCTACAACGTATGTATTTAACATTTTATCCTCTTTCTTTTGTTATTACTTATCTTCTAAATCTTTTATTCTTTTTGTCAACTCTTTGATTGCATTAACTAATACAGGTGTCATATGTGAATTCGTTAGTTTTAAGTCGTCATCACGTTCATTATCAATAATCACATTATCATCACCTTCTAAAGCTAAAATATCTTGTGCCTTAAATCCATACTTTTTAAGACCATTAGGAGTATCATTTTCTCTTGATGTTTTAAATTTGAAACTTACTGGTTTTAATTGATTTACAAAATCTAAACCATGAGGAACATCTTCAATTTCTGTCTTATCTCTTTCGTCAGAAGTTACTGTCCAATCAACTTTTACATAAGCATTAGTAATACTATTGTGACCCAATACAAGTCTATCATCTTCTGAGGTAATATTAAATACATTAACACCAGATAATTTTCCAAGTGCTACATTTCCATGACCTGTTGTAATATTACACCCAGCACATAATCCAACTGCTGTATTTAACTGACCTGTTGTAACTTGACGCATGGCACCTTCACCTATAGCTGTATTACCACAAGATGTTGTACCACAACGCATTGTATTAGCACCAACTGCTGTGTTATTATTAGTACTTTGATGTTTATTCATAGAATTAAGACCAATAGCTACATTTTGTGAACCTGTTGTGTTATCACATAAAGTATAAGAACCCACCGATACGTTGTATGCACCTGATGTGTTATCTACATTAGAACAGAAACCTACGGCAACATTATCACCAGCTGTGTTGCTTTTTAAAGCAAAATAACCTACTGCTACATTGTTGTCACTTGTTAGGTTAGTACATAAAGAATTACTACCAACTGCTACGTTAAAATCACCTGTAGTATTTTTAGTTAAAGAACCAGCACCTACTGCTATATTAGAAGTACCTGTTGTATTCGCATCTAAAGCAAAAGCACCAAATGCTGTACCACCACCTGTTGTGTTTTTACACATTGCTTGAAAACCAACTGCTGTGTTGTTAGAAGCTGTTGAGTTAAGAGCCAAAGCCTCTACACCCATTGCTGTGTTTTGTGTACCTCCAATATTTGCACCTAAAGCAGTCATACCTACTGCTGTATTACATGTACCATCTGTGTTTGAATCTAATGCTCTATGACCTAATCCTGTGTTTCGAAATCCTGTTGTATTAGAACATAAAGCACACATACCTACTGCTGTGTTATTTCCACCTGTTGTGTTAGATTTTAAAGCAGTAGCACCGACTGCTACGCTTTCTTCACCCCCTAGGTTTGAACATAAAGAATTATAACCTACTGCTGTGTTGTTTGAAGCTGTTGTATTATTAAAAAGTGAACAAGTACCTAATGCTGTATTACAAGAACCTGTGTTTTCTCTTAATGCACATACACCCATTGCAATATTACAGCCACCTGTTGTAACACTTCTTAAAGAAGCAGAACCAACTGCTGTGTTATGATTACCTTCCGTAAGACTATTCATAAGACTTGAACCTACTCCAGTATTTTGAACACCTGTTGTAGTAGCATTTAATGAACCAACTCCTACTGCTGTATTGTTACAACCTGTTGTGTTACAAAGTAAAGCAGCACAACCAATTGCAGTATTTGAAAAACCTGTTGTGTTTTTACAAAGTGATTGAAAACCTACTGCTGTGTTACCTGATGCTGTGGTACTTGATTTTAAACTTTGTCTTCCTATTCCTACATTATATAAACCTGTAGTATTTGTACATAAACCTTCATAACCTATTGCAACTTGGCTACCTCCTGTAGTATTAGAACAAAGCGTATTATAACCTACTGCTGTGTTAATACTACCTGTTGTGTTAGCTTTTAAAGCATTAAAACCTACGGCTACGTTATTATCTCCAGTAGTTAATGCAGCTAATACTCCTGTACCAACTCCAGTATTTCCGTCAGCAGAACTTAAAGTTCCCGTGCCATCTGTACCTACTAATAAACTGTTTGTAAAATTTGTTCCACCTTCTTTAAATGTTATTCCACTATCAGTAGCACCCGTATCAAACACACCTGTATTAGTTGCAACACCATCAAGATAAATAATTTTATATCCTTTGTCATCTGCTGCAAAAGTAACCGTGGCCCCTGAACCTGATACAGCTTTTAACTGTACTGTGTAGGCACCTGAAGTGCCATTTTTAATTATGTAAAAATTTTCTGTAAGTAAAGGAAACGTTATAATTCTGTTTCCAGATATTGTTCCTGTGAATTCTAAAACTCTTTGTTGAGCAGTACCTGTTAAAGCACCATCTGCAATAGTTAAAGCTTGAGTTCCTGCACCACCGGCAATAGATAGACTTAATACGCCACCAGTTAGTTGCTCAATAAGATTTAAGTTCGCGTTAGTTTTTGTTCCCCAAGTACCGGCATTTTCGCCAGTTGCCATTAATTCTATACCGAGGTCTGTAAAAGTTGATGCCATTATTTATTCTCCTGCTTTTTTATTTATATTGTTTATTTAGTTCTAAGTCAAACACTAGTTTGCTACTTTCGTTGTGTAACCTGTAGTATCTTTTGGTACTTTCGTTGTATAACCTGTAGTATCCTTAGGAACAAATCTTCTAAAGTATTTAAGAACAAAACCTGTACCAACAGTTGAAGTCATACTCAATCCTGTTAATCCAACAGTCATTGATGTAGGTGATATTGCTCCAACCGATGACGTTGCTTGTAACCCTGTTAACGGAACTCCTATTGCAGGAACAATTGATCCTACAGAAGATGTTGCTGATAATCCTGTTAACCCTATTACATCTGCCGGTAATATTTCACCAACACTTGTTGTTGCTTGTTGTCCTGTTAAACCAACAGACATTGCTGTTGGAGATATTGTTCCAACTGTTGAAGTTGCTGATAAACCTGTTAGTCCAACTACATCAGCAGGGGATAAAGATCCTACAGATGAAATTGCCTCTAGGCCTTGTATATCATGTATTTGAGAACTATTGACTGTAAGAGAACCAACGCTTGTTGTTGCAGCAGATGGCGCTGTTAAAACAAATGCTCTTTCAACTACAACTGAACCTACACTAGATGTTGTTGATTGACCCGTTAAACCTATAGTCATTGCTGTTGGAGATATTGCTCCAACTGTTGAAGTTGCTACTGAAGGTGCTGTTAAAATATATGCTACTTCTGTAACTAGTGAACCTACTGATGAAGTTGTCGAAAGTCCGGTTAAAGTTAATGAAAGATCTGATCTTGTACTTATTGAACCTACACTTGAAGTAGCACTTTGACCTGTTAAAGCAACTATAGTAGGACCTTGCTCGCCCCATTGATTTGAACCCCAGGTAGTACCGGATTGATTCCAAGTATTAGACATAAGGATTTACCCCTATGCTATTCGAACTATAGCGTTACTTGCGTCTGCTGCTGGAAATTGAATTGTAAATGTTCCGCTTGATACAGTTTTATCTCCACCAAAATCTACTGCACAAACTGCAGGATCATCTGTAACAGAATCATTAAAAATTAAACAACCTCTAGCTGTGAATGAAGCAGATGTAAAAGATGTATCCGCAAAATCACAAACAGCAGTATCCGAAGATAAAACTGGAGTAACACTCGTTAGTGCGTTTCCTTTAGTAGTATAGCCATTTCCGTTAGCTACTTCGTTAGATGTTATATAAACTGTTGTGGATTTATTTAAAGTTGCTGAACTTGTGTACAAAGCTAAGTTAAAAGTATTTCCTGAAGTTGCAGTAAAATTATGCACTCCTTTTAAAATTTCTACTTTGAATGAATTACATATTGCTGATGTTATTGCCATAATTTTTATCTCCTAGTTATTGAGGCGGTGACTCGATTGGAATTCTTATTGTACCATCCGTGTAATCGTCTCTTCTTCTTCTTCCAAGTTGCATCGCTGCAAACTTTTGTAGTTCTTGTGTATACTTTTGAGTGTATAATGTCAACATATCTTGTGGACCTTTTAAGAATCCATAAGCTTCTGCAAGACAAGCATATAACAATCCTTGTGGAAAGTAATTACTTAAATAAGTGCTAGAAGTACCATCAGTTCCTGATCCAAGACCCAAAGGCATTGCATTATAGTGTATATTATATTGATAGTTAGCGTCTGGTGTAGGAGCTAAATAAATTGCACCTGAAGTAGCTGTTGTTGCACCTGTTGTTGCACCACCAAACATAGAGTAATATTTAGGTAATCCGGTTACATCCGCCCCTGCAACTCCGCCTGCAGTTCCTGTTAATTCATTAACATATTCTGAAATAAAAGTTTGATCACGTCTCTCTAACCATTGACCAGGACCTGTGTCATTTGCAGTAGAATTAAATATTTTAATACCTCTAACAAATAAAGTTCCAATAGGCATTGTAATACTATTAAAATCTGCTGCAACTTGCCCTTGATCTACAATTCTATCTGAGTCCATAGGACAATCTAAATTAATTCTATGTTGAGCAGCCATAATAAAACCATCAAGAATAGTTTCTGTAAATACGTTACTGCCAACCTCAGTATAATCTAAAATTGCTTGTTTTAGTGTTGAATATGTATAACCTGATAATCCTGCCATAATTAAGCTCTATCATTTATTGGGCCGTATGTACACTGTAAACCACCGCCTACAACAAGTCCATCAGCAACTCCCCATGCACCTACTGTTAA